TTTGATAGCTGTACCTGAAAAGGCGAACTTTGCAATCTCGGTCACTTTAGACGGAATTGTAATTTCAGTCAGTCCGTAAAGATTCTGATGAACCAGATATTCATCAATGTGCGGTATGAAACTATTTCGCTTGATGGTTTTGAGCGTTGTCGGAAGAGCGGCTATTTTCAGATTGTTGCAGTATTGAAATGCATATTCACCAACCGTTGTGATGCCCTCTGAGACGACAACAGAAGTGATGTTATCATTTTCGCAGAACGGAGATTTGTTTCCGCTTGTTTCATATGCACCTACATAATCATACATTGCCCCCGTGCCTTTGAGAATCAGTCTGCCGTCAGAATAGAGAACGTAATTGATATCAGCGCCGCATTTGCCCACTGAAACCACATCTCCGGTCATTTCATTTACCTTTGTTGCAAGTTCTGCCACCTGATTGGTCAGCTGAAGAATGGTTGAATTGTAATCCTTTATCTGTGCTGTAATCTCCGAAAGCTGTGACATCATATCCGTGACCTTGCATTTTCCGAGAATACATCGGACATAACCGCAGTAGGTTGTATTCTCTCGATAATCCGTCACTTTGATTTCTGCTGCACCGGCATCAATCCTGACGGCACAAAGGGTGAGATATGTTTTGGTTTCTGTATCTTTGAATCTTGGAATTGACGGCGATGTGGCAGGCGTACCGGATAGAATTTCAAACTCTATCTTACGATAATTTTCGCCGGTATTACAGCAGATACCCACTGATAAATATCTGCCCAGAGATTCATTCACATAGCCTGATAAATCATAGGTATACGGCGTATCGGAAAGAAAGTAATGTCCGTTTATCCACGCCTTACCGCTGCCAATGGTCAGCTTTAGCTTGTTTGCTGTCAGCTTGAAACACTGACCGTAGTTATCCTGAATGCCGTTGCAGATGATACTGCCAAGATAATCGCAGAAATTCTCGGCAGTATACGTTCTGTCAAGATTCTTTGCGTTGAAAAATCCATATGAAAATGCCATAGTCATACCTCCTTGAATGTGGGTGTGAGATTTCTTCCGTTCTGGTCGAAGCTTTCAATCATACCGATCAGCTGTATTTTATTCTGTCTCAGACCAAATCTGCGGTGTTCTACGGTAACAAAATCGCCAACAAAATAGTCCCTGTTATACTGAAACTGCGTAGACTGTACCGCAATCTGCGATTCGGAAACCACAAGTGGCTGCACCATACTTTCTTTGCCTTTTTCCTGTAAAAGGTTAATGTATTCATCATTGGGAATTGGCTTGGTTTCGCCGTCTTCCTGTTCTTCGTCCGCCATATCCTTTGCGTCAACATACACCTCATAGCGGTCAAGGTGTTCCGGTTCATCGCCGTCACAATATGTGGTGCGTTTTCTCTCTTCTCCTTCGCCTTTACCCAATATATAGGCATAATTTCTCTGCACAGAACTATCTGTGGAATAGGAAAATGAAAGCAGATTGTTGTATCCATCTGAGAAAACAATATGTGGGTTATCATCTTGTAAGATACTTCTATCTGTACCCTCTGACAATTCCAGCAGCATTTCATACTGTTCATCGGTTGTCTTTGCCAGTCGTATATTGGCA